TTGTTCCTAATACTTTATAAAATGTATTAGTAGCACTTACAACAGTAGCTGTTGCGTTCCCTTGCATATATAATTGACCGTTAACAGCTGTGTTTGTTATATTAGTACAGTTAATAAATAAACTATCATTTGAAGTATGATTTAAACCTGCTAAATAAGTGCCACCGCCACTAAAATTAACAGTATCTAAAATATAACTTTCAGTTGGTATTGTAGCACTAGCATTTACATTAATAGCAGTTTCACCGCTTAATACAATAAATGAACTATATGTAATTCTAAAACGTCTTGTAACTGTTAATGTTGCAGGTAATATTATTGCAGTATTCGAAGCATTACAATCAAATAAACATTGTGTTGCACCAATAGTTCCAATCGTACCATCAAATGTTAATCCACCACTATTTAAAAACGCTGAATCTTGTAAGATAAAGTTTGTGTAGTTCTTAATAGTTCCAATAATTGCACAATCTGTAAAGTTTACACCAAACCAATCTAATGCTTGGTTAGCATTTGCAGTAGCATCTAAGTTTAAAGCTGTGCCATGTTCAATGGTAATATTACGAATAGGCAAAGACCACTCGCTAGTTATTAAAGCGGTTGCTGCACTTAATCCCGTACTTTTTATTCTACAATTTTCAGATGAACCGCCTATGATAGTAGTGTTTTGTCCGCCTACTAATCTGTACCCCAATAAATCAACCGTATCTGTTATAAAGTAGGTTGCATTATCAGTTAATGTAATAATTAGATTATCAGAATCTACATTACTTTTATTATTATTATAAAAATCATAATCAAATCTTATGAATATTATATTATCCCAATCCCCGAAAGGAAACCTTGCATTTTTACCCGCCATTGCCTTGTTTTACTGTTAAATTTTCTATGTCTGTTTGTATTGTGGGTGTTAGTACAGTTGTTTCTAATACTGGTGGAACAGTAGTAGGACTCCCAAATGAAGATGCTATATGCGTGTGTGCGTTATATTTAACAACTAAACTATTAACTAAATTTTCTAAGTTATTTAATTTTTCAGTTAATTCCTGAACTTTTACCAACCCATCGTAATTAGTGCCATTTAATTGAATCTCGCTAACTTTACTTACCAATGATACATAAGCACTACTATCACTTAAAAAGCTAACTACAACGATACTATTAACTTCTGGTATCAACAAAAAACCATTATCAATATTAGCCATTAAACGAACATCTGTTATATCTGCATCATCATTAATAGGAATACAGTAACAAGTTAAATTAACTAAATCCACGCTTTCAACAGTACATACTTTTGAGTAAGCATCGCCATTAGGTGTTGTTAATTTTTTTAAACTATCTCTTAATTCTTTACTCATTATCCTACTTTAGCTCCTAATGTAAATATTTGGTGGTTACCTTCATTAACACCGTAAATTCTTTTCACTTTTTTAATTAAGTAAATACCATCTCTTTCTGGCAATTTATCACTTGTTATTTTTGCCCTATCTCCATGATTCATTACAGGTTCTCCAAATGTTTCAACTTCACCCCTATAACCAGTATATTTATTTTCCTTAATCCATTCTTTAGCAGCAAATTCTAAACTTTTAGCATCCATATTATATTTGTGGATAGTAATTTGATTACCATCTGGATCTCCAAACTCAATAGGTTCAGATTTAGTATTATCTGGAAACATAGAAATAGCAACGCATTTAATTCTTACATCTTCATCCCTTTGCCACTCTAAAGTATCACTATTAATTATAACCTCTTCCATTTTAAAAGATGCTTCACTTGTTACACTTGCATCATTAGCAAAACCTACCTTTAACACATCACCTTTAAAATAAGAATATAAACCGTATTCAGATTTAAGTTTATCTAATATCATAGCAGGTGTGGCATTAATAGCTCTAAAACTTCCTAAATCAATATTATCTACTATCTCATATTCTATTCCTTTTGGAGTTAAACAAAAATCTAATAATTCATCTAATTTAACTTTTAATGGTATTGTTGCAGGATGAACTTTTAATTTACTAATAACATCATCTAAAGCCTTTTTACTAGGATAGTTTACAGTATATTGTTTTAATTGATACATCCCATCTTCACACTCTAAAACCGTTGGAACGTTTGAACCTACTGTTTTAATGTAACCAATAAATACTTTAGTAATATTTGGCACATATCCTAAACTAACTTCTATTTTATCTCCACGTTTAAATATTGGATTATCTCCAGTAAATAAATCTAATCCTTCAAAAACTAATTTTCTAGGAATAACTATTTTACAAGTATCTGTTAAATTTTCATAGCTACTATCAATCTCAATAGAATGCACAAAATCAAAGGTAATTTTTTTACCTAAATCATTTGTTATTGATATTTCGCATTGTGCCTGTAACATTAAAACATACTTCTTTGCGTTAATACATCCCCTTTTGAATTTGAAGAACTTAATTCAATAACACTATCAGATAGCATATTAATTTCAACGTCTATAATATTCCTAGCTCCTTCACGCTGTCCAACTGTATAAGATTCTACTGCAACGCTACTAATTAACCATTCATTTAAAAAGTTACATGATACTGGTAAAGATACTGGAGCTTTTAAATAAGCTACCAAACTGTTTAGTGTGGTTATATCTGGACGTTGGTTTGCTGTATCTCCAACAATAACACCTTTTAAATTAATTACAAAATCTCCTTCACTCATAAACTCCTTTACAGTTCCGTTTTGACCTGCTATTGCAGTTTTAACTATGTTTTTAGTTTGATTAACTGTAATTAGTGCAGTTTCAAATACAAATGGGGCATCCAATATAACACTACCACCACCAAACTCTTTACTTGCTGTATAAGTTACTTTGTTACCAACTGAGCAGTTAAAACTAAACATATCAAAAGTAGGAATACCAAATTTACTAGATTTAGTTAAATCACTATCAAATTGTTCGTTTTCTATTTCAGTTTCATTAACTTTAAAAAACTTAGGTTTAATTAAAGCCCCTCCAACTCCTTTTAAAATAAGTTCAGCTTGTCCTTTTGGATTAGGTAATTTTGGTAATATAAAATTTTGTTTTTCCATTTTATATATTATTGATTTCTGCTAACAAATTTAACAAAGAATCAGCTACATCTTGTGGTTTTGGATGCTCTTCTTGTAATGAAATAGTTAATTTTGGTATTAGACAATCTATTGTTATTTCCATTTTATTTTTATTTTTATTTTATGCCATTGCTGTTAAATTAGCATCGTTAACCGCTTCTAGTAATGCTTTGCTAACCATTTCTTTAATCTTTGCAGTTCCTTCTGTTAAGTTAGTAGTTTGCACATTTAAACTCTCTACTAATTTAGTAATATTTATTGTTAAACTTTGCGGTCTTTGTCCTGTAACTTCTGTTCCAGTTCCTAGTGATTTAGATGCTGATGTTTCGCCACCTAATGATTTACCATCAGCTCCTAAAGTTGGATTTTCTTTCATGGTAGAAATATCTTTATTTCCTTTCATGATATCCATTGCACCTTTTAACTGAGATAATTTGTTAGTATAATCATCTTCACTTAAAAAACCAGAAGCTCTTAATTTAGATATTTTTACAATTTCTTGATTTAATTTTAATTCCTTTTGTGTATTGCTTAATTTAGATGCCATTGTGGACTGAATATAGGCATCATATTCAGTATTTTTAGAAACCTTACCGCCTAATCCACTGCCTAATCCAAAATTATTTCTAATTTTATCTAAAAATGAATCTCCTTTGCCACCATATTTAGCAAACGCTTCTTCCATTCTATTTTGTTGTTCAAAATAACTTCCAAAAGCATTTAACATTTCACTAAAAAAAGATACAGTCCCTGCTATAATTCCTTTTTGAGATTTCCCAACTTGTACCTTTAATTGTTCCCAACTATCTGCCATATTTGATAATTGACCGCCTACTGTTTTACTTTGAGCATCCATCATTCCGAAGAATTGACCGCCAGCTCCTGTCATTGATTGAAAAGCCTTTTCTACATCTTTAAAACCAACTTTTCCTTGACCTACAAATTCTCTAACTTCTTTTGTAGTTAATTTCATGTTTTTAGCTAAAGATTCCCAAATTGGAATACCTCTATTAGCAAATTGATTAACATCAGTTAAAGCTACCCTACCACTTGTTCTTAAAGTACCATATAAATATACAACATCTCCAATATTATTTCCAGTACCAGCAGAAACATCTCCTAAAGTACGAATTGTTTCAATTACTTCGCCTGCTTTAAATCCATAAGCTAATAATTGCTTAGTAGCAGTTTGAACTTCTGTTAATTCAAATGGAGTTGTAGCTGCTAATTTAATTAATTGACTTTCTAAAGAAGCGGTTGCATTTTCGTTACCATGTAGCATAGTTTTTAAACTAGCGTGAAAATACTCATAATTTTTTAAACTTTCTACTACTGCTTTACCAAAAGACATTACGCTAGCTCCTGCAATACCCCATCCAACCATAGCAGCTGTTCCCATTTTACTAAAAGCACTTTGACCAGTTTTTGCGCTTATTATAGCATCAACTCTAGCCTTTTCGCTTTGTTTTTGCATTTGTTCAGCAGCTTTTCTTAAATCAGCAAATCTTTGAGTTGATTTTTTTAATCCACTATCTAACTTAGCAGTTTCTTTTGCAGCACCCTGCATTGTTTTACTAAATAAATCTTTTAGTCTAAGTGTATATTCTAGGTTGTTATTAGGCATCTTCTTTTTCTATTCTTGTTCCGTTATATTTCAAACAATAATCCATTTCCGCTACTCTTTTAGCCCATTGGCTATCTGATAAACTTTCTGGATTCTCTCTATAAAAAAAGCGGATAAGTGCGTTATTTCTTGCTATCTCATCCGCTTCTATTTGTTTCTTATAAAACTCTAATTTTTTTTTAAAGTTGCTTGTTGTACTTTTAATAATTCCACTACTCCTAATCCTGCACTTTCAATAGCATCATCATTTTCAGTAACTAATTTCAATTCATCTCCACCGATATATAAAGCGTTTAAACAAGCTACTACAGCTCTATCAAACTTATCTTGTGATACTAATTTACCTACTAAAGAACGTGTGCTTTTGTCTGGTTTTTTAAGAAAAATAGTTGCTGTTTTATCATCGTCATCCGTATCTAAATAAACAACCATTTCTCTTACTTTGCCATGTGTTTGTTTTAGTTTTTCAAATTCTAATTTTAATTCTGTTTCTGTTTTCATAATGTAGTTTTTAAGGTACTACAAATATAACAAAAATAAATTATAAATATTGAATATGTGAAATAATTAATTCTAATTCTACTGGTATTGAAGTATCTCCGCTTGATGAAGCTCTTTTATTATTCATAAAACGAACGTTCTTTAAAACGTGTTTACGAGTAACTAATGCAGCATCTACATACATAACTACTATGTCAAATTCAGGAATATCTTGAATGCGACCTTGTGGGGCTACCGTTTGGATATTCTCTAATTCTTCCATTAAAATAGTCATTTTTGCAGTAGGTTCAATTTTACCATATCCACGAGATACTGGAAAACGTCCAGCTCCGTAAATATTCTCCATACCTTGCTTTTCTTCGTATTCAATATTAGTGATACCTATAATTGGTAAACCTAAAACGTTTACAATTATATCTGCCCACTCGTATGATTTGCCGTTAATTAACGGTACTATTGGATATGCCATGTCTTAATATATTTTAAATTGTTAATGCAAAACCAATATTTACAGTAATTGTATCTGCTACACCTACTGGTACTAATTTTACAGCTATTGTTAATTCATTATCAGTTAATACATCTTGTGATGGATCAATAGTTACGCTAAAAGCAGATAATTCAAAATCTCTTTGCATTACTTCTAAACTTCTATCACAAAGTGAGTTAAAAAATCCTATTGTATCTTCAGATAAAGTACCATCTGCATTAACTACTAATGGACTAGCTAAACTAGGTAATAAAGCAGCTCTTAATCCTCTGATAGCCTTATCAATTACTCTATTGTTATACACATAGGTATAATCAGAAGTTAAAGTAATAGATGTATTTGGTTTTGTAAAATATGAACCAGTTAATCCTACGTATTTTTTAACGTAGTTATAACCAAAGTTTTCTAAGTTTACAATGCTTCCATCTGATAAAGATGTATATAAAGTTCCATTAGCAAATGCTAAAACATCGTATTCAGCAGCAGCTACATTAAATTTAGCTACCCATGCAATGCTTTCGTTTACTTTTGCTAAGGCGATAGCACCCAATTGAGTACCCATACTACCAATACTTTTACCAGTTGCTTTAAATAATTTAAAACCTAAATTATCTCCATCTTGACCGATTGCAACGCTTACATTTTTATTACTTAATAGTTTTAAGTTTGCTAAAGTTGTTAAATCAGCTGTTCCACTAATTTCAGCTTGATAAACAACAGATGAAATAGTTTTATGATTAGTTTCTAAAGCATCTAAAACCGCTTGTAAAGTTGTAGTTTGGCTTGTAGCAAATGGAGTAGTTTTTTGATAAATACCTAATTGCTTAATTTCACCTTGTGCAAAGTTTTGCATAGTTGTTACACTTGCAAAAGTTGTAGCATCGGCAGTAGCATAAACACCTACATATAATTTACCTTTTGGTTGTATTCTAAAGAACTCAGAAATATGATAGTGCATAATATCTAATTCAGAAGCTACACCTGCAACTACATTTTGTGTTAATGTTCCAGCATAAGCACCTGTAAGAGTTCTTACATAAGGAGTTCCACTATTTAAAAATACACCTTGATTTTTTGGAGCTGTAATGGTTACTGTTGCTGTATTTGCAACTGCACTAAATCCATGTGTTGGAGTTCCTAAATTAATCTCTGCTGCTATTCTAGTTGCACTTGTTGAAGTTGAAACCGCATCTGCTGTAACTGCTGTAAAATTACATAAAGTAACCGTACCATTAGCAGATTTAGATGGAGTTGGATTTGTACTATCAATAATAGCACAAGTTAATTTATAAGTATCACCTGCTGTAAATTTAGTAGTACATAAATCAGTTGCTGTACTAGCTGTTGCATCAGATGAATCATCTAATATTCCAAGATTTTCAGCATCTTCAACAGAATAAATTACTTTAATTCTATCAGATGCTCCAAATCCACTTGGCAAAGTAGCAGAGTAGAATAAAGCTCCAGATATATAATCTGTTCCAGCTAATGGTCTACCTAAACCGCCTTGTCCCTTGTTAAATATAACGTCGTTTGCCATTTATAATATTTTAAATTGTTATTTTTTCTTTTTTGGTTCTTCAACTTTTGAAGATTCATTTTTAACAACAAATAATTCTAATTTATTGCTTTTTGCGTATTCTTCTACATTTGAAATTTCACTTTCATTTTCTAAGAAAAACACCGCTTTATTACTTGTTACTAAAACAATACTATGCCCATCGACATCATGTTTAACTAACTCTTTCGCTTGTTTTAAATCCATTTTTTAAGGGTATTATATAAAGGTGTGGCTTTTTAGTTCCACACCCTTAAAGATTAATATTAGTTAGCTTGTACGATAGCTACGATACCAGTTTGAGATGTACGCATTTTAGATGCTCCAAAGTTTTGTAAAGCTGATAAAATAGAACCATAGTAAGCAGGATCATTTTCGTTTACAAATACATCTGCACTTCCTTTTGCTTTTGCAACAAATGAAGGGTGGTAAGCTAAACAAGCTAAGTTATCAGTTGAAGCAGGTGAGCTAGGTGCGCCTGTACCATCTGCAACAGTTTTTAATACTGGAGTAGCTGTATTATCATAAACAACTACTGTTGAACGAATCATAATATCAAAACCATGAATACGGTTTACAACACCAGAAGGTAATGCAGATTGACCGTAAGAGTCCATTCTGTAAACATCTTGGATAGCTAATAACTGACCGTTATACATAGAAGACGGCATTAATAAAACACGTCCTTCTTGTGGTACGTTTGCAGCATCTAAAATTCCTTTTGCAGTTAAAATATCGGCTAAAGTAATTGCTAAACGTGTAGATGTAGCAGATGGAGCTAATGCAGAAGATACAGCAGAACCAGTTGTTTTAACAAAAGTCCCTGCACCTGCTGGAGCCCATTTGTATAAAGCGTGGTTAGTAATAACTTCCTCTAAAGTGTTTAATTGTTGGTTTAAAACACTCATACGCTTATCATAAGAGATATAAGATGTTTCTTGACCTCTTTCAATATGGATAGGCTCTACATAGTAAGTGTCCATTGAATAAGTTAATTCGCTATCAGTTCTTTGTGAAATTGTAGCAGGGAATGAACCTAAGTTTTTAGAAATAGTTGGATTTGCTCCAGCTTGTGGAACGTGAACTGTTTTGTAGTTTACGAATCCATCGTGATTTACTGCACGATTAATAATTGCGTTGTTTTTGAAAAGGTTCTCTTGGATATCTGATAACCATTGTTCTCTGTCTAATGCCATGATTTTTAGTTTTTAAGTTTATTGTTTTTTTTATTATTTTATTTATTAGTCTACTTGTTGTTTAACACCCATTGGATAAAAATTAGTGCCGTTGTATAAAAATGCTTGTGTCCAAGTTTTACCTGCAACTCCTGTAACTGCTGGAGCAACTACTGAACCTGCAAAAGTTGTAACTTCAGTTGAAGTAGTTTTAACTGCAACTAATAAAATTGCACCTGCTTTTAAATTACTAGAAGCTGTAAGACTTAATGTAGCTGCTGCTGTTAAAGTAGGAGCTGACATAACAGACATTTGATTGTTTACTGTAACTACAACTGTTCCAGATGCTGCTGCTGTAAAAGTTTGAGCTGCACCAAATGGGTAGTTAATTACTTTAGATGTTTGAGCATTAACAGATAATACTGTTACAAATGCCAATAATGATAGGATTTTTTTCATTTGTTTTTATTTTTTATAAAATTGGTTATACATTTCGCTGTAAATTTCTGGAGTTTCATTTTTGATTTTTGCTAATCCGTTTGGATCTTTTTTCTCCCAATCACGAATTGTCCAGTCTTTACGTTCTTCATTTTTAGCTACATTTTTAACATCAAATACTTTTACAGCATCTTTAACATTGTTAATTTTGCTAATCATGTTAGCTACAAATTCAAAGTTATTTTTTGCCATTTCGATAGTAGCATCTTTTTCAGATTCTAAAATCTTTTTTGCTTTGATAGCATTTTCAACTAATTCAATAGATTTAGTTTCTAATTCTTTTGCAGCTAATTCTTTAGCTTCATTTTCTTTAGCTTCGTTAGCATCTACGATAGCTTTTAATCTATCAACTTCTGCTTGTAACTCAGCATTTTTAATATCCTTTTCTTCAATAGCAGAAACAATAGTTTCTTCACTTGCTTCATTGGATAGTTTCAATACATTTTGTATTTTTTCCATGTTTGGTTTGTTTATGATTTTATTATAAATTATAGCCATATTACTAAGGCTTTCTGATTTACTAACTTTGTATTTTTTTACACTTGTAACAACTTCATCTACTAAACCCATGCTTAATGCTTCATTAGCACCTAACCACGTTTCCTTATCCATCATTACAGATATTTCTTCAGCAGTTAATTTAGTACGTTGTTCAAAAATTGTTACTAAAGTATCTTTAACTAAATCTAAAACAGCAGTATCATTACCACCACTTGGATTGTGTAACATTAAAGTACCAAAATCTGCCATGTAGCACTTTTTGCCTGCCATTGCAATAACACCGCTAATACTAGCAGCTAAACCATCTATATAGGTATCACAAGGTACTTTAGAATTAAGGATAGCCGATACTATTGAGTACCCATCTAATACAGAGCCGCCAATAGAATTGATTCGTACCTTAATTTTACTACATTTATCTTGTAAATACTGCATTTCATAAGCAAAAGCACTTCCTGAAATACCACTTACATAGTTCCCACTAGCATCAACAGAATCCCCTATTTGACTATAAAGTAAAATAGTTGCTTCATTTTCACTAATATTTTTAATGTACTTAAAGTTCATAATACAAAATTAATTACTATATTTGCTATAATAATACTATTGTTACAACTAAATGAGTAAACGAGAAGAAAAAAGTTTAACAGATAAGCGTAAAGCTATTTTAAGCTATAAAAAAGAAGTTTATAAAGTAAGGGTTACAACTTATCTACAATCTCAAACTAAAAACAATTTTTTAAACGATTGTATTAATAAAAGAAAAATTGAAGCATCTACTGCTAAAGAGATAATAGAAATTCATTACGCTATAATGGATGTTTTACCAGCTAGTGCTAGTACTTTAGATTTTAAAGCACTAAAACAATACTTAATAGATAAAATTAAACTTAAATAATATGAAAAAACTAATAACAATATTAGCATTATTAACTAATTTGTGTAATGCTCAAACCCAATCAGATTATATTAATGTAATTAATGTTACAGATACATTAAGCACAAACGACACGCTCACAATAGTTTTTACTAAAAGTACTAATTTTGGTGGTAATGGAATGAGTGTTTTACAATTATGGACATCATCATACTTACAAGATTGTTTAAATGTGTTTAGTGGGTTTTTATCTTTAGATAGTGCTAATACTTATAAACACAAAGTTAAAATTACTCCAATAATGGGGACTGGTAATGGTCGTATTTACTCTAATGCTACTGTTGGTAATTATAAAAGATTTTATATTAAACCTGCTGTTAGTGTAAATGAATATGATGTAAATAGTAGCGTTATTGACATTAAGTATTATGATATTTATGGAAAAGAAAAACCCTCATATAATGAAGGTTTAACTATTAGGATAACAACGTACTCAAACGGTTATCAAAAAAGGGATAAGGTTATATTTCAACCATAGAAAAAACGTTACCTGCAAATTCAACTGAAGCACCTCCAGAGGATTTTATTCTAACTTTAACAACTGTAGAAGCAGGTAAAGAAACCACAACGTGGCACGAAGCTGTTAATAATGTATTATTAACAACTCCTGCTAATTCTAAAAAAGCGTAAGATACGTCAAGTTCAGCTAAAGTAGTAGCGTTATATATTTGCAACTCCCCCCCTTGTGGAATACCAGCAGCAGCAGACCATTTACAATAAGATTTTGCTGTAATTAACCATGTTTTAGTTCCGATTGAAGGTGTTGTGTAAGTTGATCCTGTTAAATCTACAGGCGTTAAACTAGTGGTTGATTGATTAACTGATCTATTTTCAAATGTTATTTTAGAAACTCCATATAAACTAACTAAATCAGTTGAAATAAAATCGCCACCACTAGCCACATCAGTAGCAACGTATTTATAAATATCATGTACTGATTTAGAAGAACTATCTGTAAAAATTAAAGGGTCAGCAGTTGAATCTTGTGTTTTAGTTAAAATAAATCTAGCTACATTAGTAGTACCATTTACGGCAGTTGTTTCATAAAACTTACCACCGTAAAATATCTCTCCAGCAGTAACGTCTTTATTAGAATCACTTACAACGCATCCACTAATTACATAGGGAACTGTTAATGAATAACTGCCTAAATTAGATATTACTAATCCTTTAATAATAGCAGCTTTATCTTCTGTATTATAGTCTTGTAAAAACTTTAATGAATTAGCTGTAAATGGTTGTAGTGCCGTTGGCTCAACTATTTGTGATATGTCTATGTTTTTC